CACCATAATTACCAGCCGTGGCAGCACCTCTATAACCAGCCGTGGCAGGTTTTCCCGGTTCCGCATTACACTCGTTAGTACACCGTTCCTTGACAAAAGATATAGCTGCTTTCACAAGCCCCCTTATATCAAGCTCAGCGCCTATTCTAATTTTTGAAGAACAAACCTTGTCACTTTCTGAATCGTCTATTTGACCGCTCTGCTCAACCTCACAAAACCTTGACCTCGCTGGTGCATAGTAACCAAAAACATCCAGAGGGTAAGGACATGCATGAAAACCCTTCTTGCATGCCTTTATGTCGCCTGTTTCTTCATACTCCTTACCTACCTCATACTTAAACCCTCTACAAGATAAATCTTTGTCAAATGCTTTATAAGCCTTTATTTTCTGTTCCATGACATTATTTATTTTTTGTTATTTTGATTATTTTTTGTTCAAAGATCGGGCATTCTCTTCTGCCCAACAGGTGTATTCCATGAAGCCTGTAGCATGGCTTTTCGGGAATCGAATCGTATTTACGATATATGGCACAACGGCGGCAGATGCGATGTATACCATATTTCCCTTTTGCACCGTAACATACCACAGGATAACCGTCAGCAGTTTTCATGATTTTCTAAACAAATGACTGAACGCATTATCCAAATCCAGGTCCAAATTCAGTTTGGACGGGAAAGATTTAATGTATTCGTACATCTTATAAGCGAGGTTGTCATCATCACCGCACCTGTCAATCAGTGTGAGCAACATGGCGTTCACCATGTCAGAATCATTGCCGAAGTTTTCCTGAGTGGATTCGCTACAATGATTCACATCACTTTTCAATCTCTTTATCGCGGCTATGGCTGTGTTGAAGTTTCTTTTTGAATCGTGTCTGAGTTCAAAGCCTTCTTTCTTGTATTGCTGCTGCATTTCTAGAAGGTTGGTTTCTAAAACGTCCGTGAGGACAAATACGATGTTGGTTATCGTATTCAGTTTGTCTGTTCCTTGCATAATCGTGTATTCTTATTTCTAATTCGAATGAATCCCCTTCGTTCTGTTTCTTCTAACAGTGGAAAGTCTTCATTCTTGATTTCACATTCTGTTTCGTAGTTCACGGAAGTATAACTTGGGATATTGAACTTTTTCCGGATTCTTACGATAACATCCGGATTTCTTGTTACCCAGTAAACGGTTATTCTCATGGTGATATCAGCATTTTTCTAGCTTCCTCATCTCCTGCATCAGCACGGTGCTTGATTTCAATGTACTCAGCATAAGAGATTCTGTTATCTCCACGCTCCTCTATCTCTTTTTCACGTTGGTTTCTGTATCGTTCACGCTCTTTCCGTTCAATATCTTTCCGACGTTCAGAAACGTAGTCCAGCATCGCACTTGTTATTTTCAATGGATCTATTGAACCGTAGAACCGCCCATACTTCCCTGACTTAAACCGTGCTATGAAAAAACAGATTTCAGCGGCATTTATATAATAATACTCCGAAAGGAATATCTCCGATAGTTCAGAAAGTTGCTCTTTCGCTATCTTGGTTGAAACTTCTGCAAAGTCATTCAATGAACCAAATTGTATCTTTAGCCATTCTATCGGTGTTTCATCCCCATAAGTAGAAGACAATAGCCCTAAACTCGGAATGCTGTCATTCAACGCCAGTTCTGAATGGGTTGCATTACATCTGACAAGTTTGAACTGCAAATCAGGGTTGTAATCAAGAATGAATTGTGCAGGATCGGGATATTTATTCAATAACGCCCTCTGCTTCAAGTTCCTTTCTCTTTTTTGCGGCAGCTTCTCTAACGGTTGTAGCGACTGCAAGAACTGAATCACGTTTTCGCTGCTCGCTATCCTGTTGATTTTTACTAAGTCTTGTCCCATTATAGTTTCCTTCCAATATTTTAGTAAAGTTTGCTTGTTTGAAAATCCAATCAAAGTCGCATTTCCAATTGCGGTCATTAGCTCCAAGTAAGAACGGGGATTGAAGAATGAGATTGAAAACACTCCTCACTGACTCTTTCCCATATTGGGCTATCCGGGCTTTTACAGCCTTTTTTCTCACATCAGTCATTGATCTTATCTGCTGGAGTCTGTCTTTGAATGTGGTATTATAGTATTCCATCAATCCGCTGTAATCAATCTTTTCAGAGGGGGATGGCGAAGAAAGCTTGGCTTTCTTTGATACTCCGTCAGGAGTATTTTCTTTCTTTTGATGTAGAGATATATCTATATACTCTCTTTCTTCTTTCTTTGTATTTGTGCCCTCTGTGTGCCCTGATTTTTGTAAAAGTTCGGATTGCGGTAGATTGTTGTTCATGGGCTGTGCCCCAAGTTGTGCCCTTAGTTGTGCCCATTCGTGTCTTAATTCATTGATTTCCTTTTCAATACCTGTGTCCTTACTTGTGCCCTTGGTTGTGCCCATTGGATTATATTCTTCATATTTACATAAGGTTATAAGGTTCATTCCTTGATTGCACTCAACAGTTATCATACCTTTCTTTCTAAGATGCACAAGAAAGGAACGCACCTTCTTTTCAGACCATTTCCAACGCTGTGACAGAAATCTTATGGATGCAGGATATTGACCTCTTGAATAAGAGATTTCTCGACCTCCGATACTCTCCTTTCGGGGCGTTACCTCAAATCGTGCAGACTGAATTAAGTCTAACCACGCTTCGCAACTGCTAAAAATACGGGCTTCATTCCACATTTCATTCGAGAAAAACCTGCGGCTTAGCCTCAAAAATCCTTCTTCCATAGTTTTAGAATCTTACGTTAGTCAACTGCCTGTTATTAGAGTACACTGCCCATTTACCATTTCCACTATCAACAAGGCGAAGATCCTTCACTTCTCCAAATCGTTTTTTGTTTCCACAAAGGTCAACGATCCATCCGGCCTCTTTACTCGGGTGCGGACGGATAGCACGACCGACTATTTGATACCACAGTGCCAAAGACATCGTAGGACGTGCCATGACAATCGTATCCAGTTCTGGGTAATCAAATCCGGTAGTAAGTACGCCGACATTGGCCACGACCGGAATTTCTCCGGCCTTGAATGCCTCAAGAATACTCTCTCGCTCTTTCTTTGGGGTTTCTCCTGAAACGATGGCCGCTCCGGGAATAGACCAGGTAAGGCGTTCAGCTTCTTTCAAAAACCTCGTGAAGACCAATATACCTTTTCGTTTTATCCCGCTTTTAGGGTTCATTAGTCTTTGCACAATGCTGACCAGAAACCCGTAAAAATCGATACGCTCATACTCCTTTACGACAGACTTGTCTGTGTAGTCGGCTCCGGTCGTGTTCACCTTCAGATTAAGTTCATTCCATCCTAAAGGGTTCATTTCATAATAATTCAGTTTTGACAGATAACCCATATCCAAAAGGGTGGAAATTTGAACCTGATAAATGACCTCAGAGAATACACAAGGCCGGGTCCGGGTGATAAACTTCAACATACTGCCAAAATCCCTGCTTGATGAAAGACGGTAAGGTGTAGCCGTCAATCCAAGCACCTTGCACTTCAGCATAGAAAGAAATGATTTATACATTCCTTCTTTCGGGTTAACCAGATGGCATTCATCTATAATTATATTCTTGAAATGCTGAAAAAGCTCAGGATGATTGACAACACTACCAATCGTAGCGAATGTTATTCTTGAAATCTCTTTCCGCCCAAATGATGCGGAATATATGGAACAGTCCAGAATACCATACGAACAGAGCTTCAGATAGTTCTGTTCGAGTATTTCCTTGCTAGGTTGAAATACCAGCGTATGCCCTTCAAGGCGGCTAGCAATATCGGCTATTACCAGACTCTTCCCTGCCCCAGTCGGCAGCACCATGATGGCATTGTTCTTCTTGGCTTTGTTGGCAAAGAAATTTACCGCTGCATCACTAGTCTTTTGTTGATAATCACGTAGCTTGTACATATTTCTCGTTGTCTTTTACGATAATCGGTTCGTCCTCACTCAAACGGTTTAAAAAAGAAAGCACAATGTATGCTTGTTCCTTATTCATCCCAACGGGAGAAAATGATCCATCCTCGTTTTTTACCATCATTACGAATGTTCCGGGCTTTAATTCATTCATAGTCCTTTCTCCTTACCCAACTTATCTCCCAAAGCCTTATAATACTTTGTGAGTTCCATTAACTCTAAATCACTCCATTTCTTTGTTTGTCCGGCCTTCCATGCCAGCTTATCGAAACGTTGCTGACCGATTTTGACCTTCAAGTTCTTTTCATATTGTATCAGATGGTCAGCACTGAATCGGTTGCACGCCCGGCATTCTGCGTGGGCGTTGTCCTCGTCAAAGCGTGTGGCCATGTGGCGGCGCGAATGGAAGTGTCCGCAATCGGCCTGTGCGTATGGCTTTATCTGGCCGCATGAGATACAACGGAAATACCCGTTTGGCATACAATCACGAAGCCGGATATAGCGGCTGAAAACTTTGTCGAGTTTGGCCACTAAATCCGGCTTCTTCTTAATCTTGATACCTGCCTTGTCAAATAACGGCAAAGGCTTTTCTTTCTTCTTTTTTGGTTTCTTGATATAATACGGCATTATTTGAATCCCCATTCTTTTATGTAATCAATATTCTTTGGAAATCCATCTACTTGTTGAGGACTTAAAAATATCTTTTCACTTTTTAATGGAGTGCCTCCCCATACAGTAGCAGGACATTCTTCATATTCTTCTTTAGAAACTTCACTTACATTAAAATTGGGTTGGAAACCATATCCCATTACGCTTTCCCCTAAGTAAGTACCAAACTTCTTCAAAGCCCATTGAAATGCGATTTCCTTACTGAACAATCCATTTTTAGAAAGGACTGCTGCATATATTTTATGCATATAGTTTCCTGTTTCAGTTAAATCAGGGTGGCAACGGATGCAGAAATAGGAAATATTTCGCAAAATCTCTTTCACATACTTTTCATGCTTCTTGCATTCTTCTTCTGTAAGAAACTCTTTTCCATCATTAGCGATGTAAACGATTTTAGTTACTTTTTTTGTTTCCATATTCTTCTATTATTGGTTTACATAGTTCAACAACTCGCTTACAGTCTTCCACATCAAACATACCTATGTGACAAACTTCACGTGGTACCCCTAATTGAATGGATAGCCACAAATAAGCCTTATTCCTATTCGATGTATTTGGGATATGCTTCTTCCAAATCTTGTTTATAAGATTGGTCTTGGCGATCTGGTCAAAATAGAAATGGGCTTCTTTCTTGGCTTCCCTCAGTTCTGCATTTGCCAAACGCCCTAATGCTTGGTCTGTCCCTTTATGTACACCTACATAAGCCCTACAATCCCGACAGAGATAAATCATGCCGTATGAACGCCCGTAGATTACAGAACTATCTACAAATTCAGTTGGTTTGCCACAATAAGGACAAATCTTACCAGTAAGTAATTCATCCATTATCTCAAAGCATTTATAACGTCTCCAATATCTTCGCAATCAGTAATATCTTTAAAAGAGATATAGCAATTATCACAACCATAGCCATCACCTGAAGGACTATTATCTACAATGGTGTTTATTTCTTCAAGATTATCCTCTTTGATTGCTTTTACAACAGTATTTAATCGTTTAATAACAGCATTCTTCAATGCCTCCTTGTAGCGTTTTTTAATTATCCTACTTACTTCTTCATCTTTCATTCCAGACTCTTTCAAACAGCAGAATAATTCATTTCTAAAATCCTTATCAAAAATCTTTTCCATATAATTATATTTTAGTTTGTGGTACCGGCAGGGCTCGAACCTGCATGATAGGTGTTTTGATTGAAAATCCATATCCTCCCATTTACGAACCTATCTCGAAAGTCTACATAGCGTCTACCAATTCCGCCACGATACCATTGAGTCCGCAGTTCCGACACGGTGCCATTGGCGTAACCCCGGCTAGGCTTGCGGACAATACTATGAAAAACACACTCAGAGCACTATGTATGTGCGTGGGCGCAACGGGAATCGAACCCGCATAAACCTTTGCGCCCTATAAGACCATTCAAGGTAGGCTCATTCAAAATTAAAATCGTCAAATTCGTATTCATCCGGTTCTTCCGGATAATCGTTCCCCCAGTCCATAATCAATCAGACTGTGGTGGGACGTACCAGTCGGGTATGTATTCCATAATCAATCAGATTTCGATGATTACGATGTCAGGTGCAACACCTTTGATTGCTTCAATCTGTTCGTCAATCACCTTGTTTTTGTATTCTTCAATGGCCTCGTTGGCCCCGGCGGACACGAGAGAAAGGGAAACGTCTCGGCCATCTACATCTGCATAGATTTCAACCTCGATTTCTTCACAGGCAAATCCTTTGAACAGGGGGATATTCAGTTTGAAAGATTTCGGAAGATTAGAATCAACAACCTGAGAATAATTGTCCGTCTTGCTTCCGTTTTCTTCCTTGCTGCGTTCGATGTCCTGATTAACTTTTGCCTTGAAGTTCTTCAAAGTAGAAACCAGCATCATATTTTCAGATTTATCCTTGAAGAAAGCACGGTGCATCTTGAAGAATTGGGATAATTTAATAGGTTCCCATTTCTTGTCGGTGTTGATACCGAACTCCAGCATTTCCTTGGAAGCTTGTAATACTCCACTAATTTCAGTCTGATAGTAGTTGGTTTCATCAATAGTCAGAGCCAGTCCCATCTTGTCACGGTTTACGATGATATTGGCCGATTTCTGATTGATCAGTTCGACACGCTTCTCCAGCCATCTGTAAGGTGCATCAATAGTTCCACTGATAATCACTCTTTCCGGTTCTTTCGGGTCAAGTGCTACGGGTGCTTTACCTTCACGTAATACTACTTCGATTGGCGTACCGTTATAATCCTTCGGTACTACCAGGTTGATTTTGTTTTCACTCATGATTCTGTTCCTGTTTTACGGTTAATACTGAATACTGTCTTTTGCATCTCCTGTGGCATAATGGGACGGCTATAAACCAGTTCGCCCAGCTTGTTGTAGAATCCTGCCATCTTTTCCTCGTGATAGAGGATTTTGGCACATTCTTCATTTTCTACAAACTCAGAACCTCTCTTAATGTGGTCCAAAAGTTCCTGCTTTTCTTCGTTCAAAGGTTTCAGACGTTCTTTGAACTCGTCCATAGCCTCTTTCTTTTCTATCTCAATATCATTGATGGTGATTGATACTTCAGCTAATGTTTCTTTCTTTTGCGCCAATTCTTCGGGTGTGAATCGGTGAGTATAACCGATTTTCTCCACTGCATCGGCATTGTCCTGAAGAAACTGCCATCGTTCCTGTTCAGGAATGTCTTGTCCTAAAAATTTGTCCATATTATCTATAACTTATTTTGCCAAATTCATTGTAAACCTTTCTTGCAGTACCCATAGTATTATAAACTGGAATATAGCTTCTTTGAGAGGCTTTCTCTATTTGGTGAATACCGCTGGATTTAGGGTTGATTGATTTTTCAGGATGAAAGAATCTTGCTACATCTTGGGGAAATTTTCTTTTCTTCATAATCTCAACTTTTAAATAAATTCATTATTACGTTCAATTTCTTGTTGTGCGTAGATAAGCATCTGTTGTTCGTTAGCGGCAGGCAAAAAGATACCCGCCACAGATGCGCCGCCGGTTCGTGCACGG